ATTGCGTTTAAACCGCTTGCAACTGATCCCGTTTTTGTAACACCGCTTTGGTCTTCACCAGTAACAGCATCGTCCAAACCAGAAGACTTAGAAAACCCAAGAACTGAATCAATACCATTATTTACAGCGGAATTAACGCCAACATTGATAAGGCCAGTGACTGGGTCTACTCCACGAATAGTGCTGTTTGTCAGGCTGGATGCAACGCTACCCGCAAACTTTGAACCTGTCTCGTCAGCAACTTCACTACCAACAAGATTGCCCAAAGTTCCGCCAGCCAAGTTTGTTAGGTTGACATCGCCAGTTCTGACCAACTGATTAGTAACATTTGAGGCAACACTACCAGCCAATTTTGAGCCAGTAACGTCGGCAACTTCACTACCGAGTAAACCTGTTCCAAAAGACAATCCCGTGCTTAACAAAGCCTGATCAAGATGCCCGCCATTGGTAGCCGTATTGACTGCAATTTGACCAACAACTTTTGAAAGTGTGGGATCAACGCCGGGTATCAAAGTTTCGCCAATTATTTGGCTAACATTTTGTGCGCCTGTAGAAAGAGTCTGCCATGCATTTGTCATGGTCTCAGTTGCGGTGCTTGCCAATTCTGTCAATGTGCTTGTTTGCACTGCACCAGATGTGGCGGTGGTTACAGCCTCGGCAACAGTCGCGCCTTCATTTACTAAGGTCACAGCCTGAGTGGCCTCAGCAACAGTAGCGCCACCTTCAATTACAGTAGCGGCTGTAGCAGTTTCTACGCTGGCAACAGCAGTTGTTGTTCCTGTGGCCTCAAGTATGGCAGTTCCAGTTTCAACGGCTTCTGCTGTTTCTGCAACAGTTAACACCTCCCCCACCACACCCGCTTCTGCGGCCAACGTACCAAGAAGTTCTGGGGCCGCAATAGCAACAACAATTAAAAGCGGGTTTTCAGCGACAGCATCCACCACTTTGGTGGCAACGTCAAGAACACCATCTACAACATCGCCAATAACATCGACAACGCCACCAACAACATCTTCAATTATATCTACTGCGCCACCCATTATTTGTGCTCCCTGTTTGGCCCAACCTGAATGGTGATTTGATTCCCACCATCTTTGGTTTTTTGGACAACAAATCCGCGCCCTTGTTGGGGAAACTTTCTTGCAATAACTTTAGCAATACTCAAAATATCTGGATCGTGGAATTGGGAAACCAAAACATCAAAACCCACTTTGTAAGCGGCATTTAAAAAAACTTGAGTGTTGTTGACAAAGTTTTGTGCAGTGTCAGCATTAAGGGGGCGAAAGTACCCAGCGCCGGGGATTGGTGTCCTGTGTACTATAAACATGGTATTGCCTTCGCGCATTTTCCAAGTGTTAGGCATAGCAAATTCAATGGTTAGCATCTCTTTGGCTTGCTTCATTGGTCTGCCAACTTTAGTATTAACAATGGCAATCTCAGCAATTTCTTCGCCAGTTAATTTCCTTTGCTTGCTGTCTACCATTTTCATTTACATTCCCCCAATTTTAGTTCTTTTGCTTACACTATTCAACCCGCCAATTGAGTTAACGGCAGGCCCACCATTGGCAAAACCAAACACGCTACTCAGCCCGCCAGTAAGCCCTGAAATTAAATCTTTTGTTGCGCTTCCATAATTTCCGTTTATGAGATTATTTACCCCACTAAGATAGTCATAGTATGGAATATAGCGTGACGCTACTGCGCCCGCACCCATATTAATTAAATTGTTCGGGCCTTGATTGCTACCGCCACCGCCGCCTCTAACTTGACCTGAATTTACTTGATTGACTAAGCGACGTACCGTGGCATTGATTCCACCACCGCCCGTGTCCTCATACATAGGTACAGGCTCGGCTCCCGGCATATCTGAAAGTCTAGATACAGGGACACCCGAACCCGGCGCAACATAATCGGCAGGTTTAGGAGGCCCATAATCAGCGGAAGTAAATTGAGGGTTGACTGGGGCAACTGAAGCAGAAGAAACGGGCGCAATTAACTGCTTGTAATCATGCTCAATAGCGCTGGCATCAACACCGTAGTGATCAGCAAGCACCTTGGCTAATTCAGGAGTTAGTCCACCATTAGATTTAATGGTATCTGCCACCATTTGTGGATTTGCATTTGGATGTTCTGCAAACCATTTGTCCGCATTTTGTTGAACAGTAGAAATTTCAGGAGCGGCGGCTTGCTTAAATGTTGCCAATTCATTTGGGTCAACCGTGTCGCCAAACTGCTGTTTCCAATAAGCCAGCCCACCTTCATCAGGAGCACGACCAAGAACAGTTTGGTACATTTGCTCTATTGTTGGGGGAGGAGAATTGTCCCTAAATGAACCTTCTGGCTCCACAATTGGCGCGGTTCTGTCTGGCGCTTGCTCTGCAAGCCTTTGCTCTTCAAGAAGTTGAAGTATTGCGTTGTTAATTCCCATACGTCACCCTAAAGCCTGCGTTGGTTGATTTACAGCGCCAACTAAAGCCTGCGCCCAATCATGCCAATTGTCATAGATGTAGGGGCCGGGTATACCCTCGTTGGTAAAAATATCAATAGCCTTCAAACCCGCCGCCCATGACTGCCAATGCTCTTCATCCGCAGGTATAGCCAACTGCTGACCCGCATATGCCTCGCACATAAGACTAGCCCATGAGTCCCATGTGTGATACCGAGGATCGTAAACAAGCGCCAGTGCCATATTAACTTCCGTATGGGCGAACGTCGCCCAAATCCGCACTGAGCAATACCTTACCCATTTGGTAATTGCCACCCTGCACGTTACTATTAAACCGCAATCTCAATTCACGGCGTTGTTCACGCATATCCACTTTGCCTGTGCTTGACTCAAAGTAATATGGGTCAGAAATCACATCGTCTTTTTGGGCAAATGGTCGTCCAACAACTTGCAGTGACATAACGCCAGACTGGATAAAGTCAGGCTCAACTCTTTCAAGATGCAACCAGCGGTTTTCACCTACACCGCCTTGAGGAATTTGTGGAGATTGTGATGGGCCGCCACTGACCCAACCTAAATCAGATGTTTCAAAGTAACTTTCAATAGCGTCAGAAACCTGATCAATCACAGCGTCTGTGCCAATTTCATGTTGCCAAAGAATGATTTTATTTGGCACGCTTTGAAAGTTTGCAGACACAATTGCTGTGGCCGTGGCCGCACTAGATAGCGTTAAGGTGTTGCCAGCAAATGAAACTGCGCCAGAAACCGCTCCAGAATTTACAATAGACAAAGTAACTGTTGTACCCACAATGCTGACAACCGTTGCGCCAGTTCCAATCCCTGTACCAGTTACCAGTTGATTTCTCAAAATTCCCGTTGCGCTTGCTACCGTAATGGTGCTTGCGCCAGAACTACCCGTTGCAGTTGTTGCGGCTGAATTTGCAACGATTGCGGAAATATATGCGCCAGTGGGAACCCCAGTTGCCACCACCAATTGACCGTTTGTAATTTGATTATTGATTGACATGGTCACGGTAGCGCTTGAATTTGTTGTGGCAATATTTGCCGTAAACAGCGTTGCCTGAATACTCAAGTCTGCCCCAGCATTGATGGGGTAGCGGAAAACTTGTGAAAAATATCCAGCCGTGCGTTGAGCGCCATCAGAGAAACCAGCGTCATACCAGCAATTTTCTCGAATGTTATAGATGATGCAGTTATTGCACTCTTCGGAATCACCAGAGGGATAGAACCACCAAATCTCACCAAAACGAGGGACTTTGGTCGCCCAAACTTTTTGACTCTGCGCATAGTTCAGATTGTCAAAAAAAAAGTTTTGGTTCATGGAATTAGGGATTTCCTTAACCACGCCGTTGTATAGCAAAAACCTATCAACGCCAATCCAGTAATAGATTCCGTCGTATTCAATTACGCACTGCGACGACAAGATAGACGACTGACTAGAAATAATGTCATAGCGCCAATAGAACGTTGATGTTGTTCCGCCGACGCTAATTGTTGTAGGCGTATAAGAAACTCGAATCAATGAGTCCAAAGCCCAGAACAAACCAGACGGAGCATTAGAGCCACCCCTTACGGGTAAACCCTTAACAATCTTGGTTGAGGCAACATTGGCTTCATTAGAATCCGCGCCATTCCAATTGTATGGATCGCCAGCCACAGAGTTTTTGATCAATCCGTTGTCGCCATACACAAAAACGTAGGGGTGCAAAACACACACGCCGCCAGCAACAGAAATGGTTTCTCCCGTAGGGTTTGGGCCATTGATGTCGCGCAATGGTTGCATGGTCAAACCATCAATGTTTCCAGCCAAAACTGGGGTTGCAACAGTTTGATCTATTTGCGCCAAATTAAGGCCGGGGTGTGCCAACAACAACTGGTTTCCAGTCCCCTGAGCGTCAAAAGAAGAGTCAAACTGCCAAAGATTCAAAGCGTTTTCAGTGAACCCATCGTCAATTGTTGCCACTTTAATTGAGAATCCGCTACCAGTGCCACCAATACTGGCCGCCGTTGCGCTTAGGGTATTGCCTGCGGCGTAGCCATCACCAGCCGCAGTAAGCGTGACTGTAGTTACAGAGCCACCAGAGACCACAATGGTGGCCTTTGCGCCCGTTCCAGAGCCGCCAGTTAGGCTTACTGCTGTATATGTTCCGTTGGTGTACAACGTGCCGCCCACAAGCGTATTGAGCGTTAATATGAAACCGTTAAAAACAAACTGGTTTACACCGCCACCAATACCAAGGTTATTTACATTAAGAACTTCAAGACCAGAACTGTATCCGTTAAAAACTTGGTTTACGCCATCAGCGGAGTTAACAAAAATGCCTCGAGATAATCCATTTGCTTGTTGAGTAATGGCTCGGTATCCCGCTATTTTTCGTGGACGACCACGTTGAAACCTAACCCAACGGCCATCGCTATAAAAGTTTTTATCGAAGAAAGTACCATCCCGCTGAATGCCGGGCTGGGTATCGATAGAAAAAACTTTTTTAGTCATCAATAAGTCCCGCCAGCGATGCCACCAGAGAATGTTCCAGTACCCACAACAGCAATTCCAGAAGCAGACACCGTTAAACGCAGTGCTCCCAAAATTGCAACATTGAATTCACCCGAAGCGGCATGGTAAACGCCAGTCGTTGTTTCTGCTGAAAAATTCAAAGATGGAGCACCAACTGATCCACTGTTCAAACTTACTGTAGATGAGCCAGCCAAAATTGTATTGGCGTTAAATAAATTTACAGAATCGCAAACAAGCGTTGCCTGAGTTCCCGGGGTCAAAATCGCACTAGCACCAGACCCTGTAGATATTGTTAGCGTGTATGCGCCAGTTGTTGCATTAACAATGTAATAAACCTGAACCGTTGAAGGAACAATAATTGTTACGTTACCTATTAACGCGCCCGTATACTTCTGAATCACGTTTGACGCTTCAGAAGAAGTCAAGGTGTAGGAGCCAGTGGTTACCGCCTTAGATAACTGAGTAAACGCAAACTGCGTAGACTTACCCAATCCAACCGTATAAAACTGTGTTCCACTGCAAACAACAATACAAGAGTCAGTAGGCTGAAGCGCAATAGAGGCAGAGCCGTTTATTAAGTCTCCGCTAGTTCCAGTAATAGTTAAAGCGCCTGTTCCGCTGTTGCGAACAAACATAAACCAGTTATCGCCAAGCGTTGATGCCAACGATAAAGTCAGCGTGCCAGCGCCACCCGTCCATACATAAGTGCTAGAGCGGTCTGTAGTTAGCGCCGTGTAACTAGAAGAAAAGGTGGTAACTGGCTGGCTTTGGTTTAAAGTCTGACCGATAGCCAACAGCCCGTATCCAGCCAATGTAGCCGCATCTGCGCCAGAAGAGCCAATGCCATAAGCAATGATGCCCCAAGTGCCTGCTGTAGTGGCGTTTGCTGTAATGTAAATATATTGCGCTTGACCAGCGGCTATAGACACAATAGTGTTTGCGCCAGTAAAGTCCTTGACCAATAAAGTAACAGAGCCTACGTTACGGATCAGTGCATCTTGACCCACCGAAGCCTGATTGGCTGGAGGCATCCACAATTCGTTTGCGGTGGAGGCGGTAGACACCTCCATGATTCGAGCGGCGGCATCATCAGTGGTTGTTCCATTGATAGGCCACGTCAACTGCAAATCAGTTGTCAACGTAATACGGCGATACGATACGTCAGTTGGCTGGATGACGTTACCAGTGAAAGGGCTGTTGTAACTCATTATGAATCCACCGCTACGGCTTGACGATCAGCAAGTCTCAACTTATCTTCGGCCATCAAGGTTTGCATGATAAGGTCATAGTTTTGTTGCCATATAGGCATACGCTCATCGTTCTTGAGGAACGGCATAGCCTGCAACAAAGACCCATACAGCAACGCTTGGGGCGCGTAAATTGTGAACCAGTTCGTCTGGTTAGAAGAATCCAAAGGTTGGACGCGCTCATAGTACAGCACCTCAAAAGAGTAGGCTGTAGCAGGAGTTGGCGCAACCAACCAATGGGTGTAGTCGTAGTCCGCAAAA